CATGGCGTATGAACTCAGGCATCACTAAAGCTGAGCAAAAAGGTGAATATACCCTCTTCCACGGTAGTAGTGGTTCTATATACCACTGTCATAAAAAGAGCTATGGTGGTTCAGCTTATGCCTGTGGTATACTTGAGATGATGAGAGACAAAAATCCAGCACTTAACATGACAGTAATGTCCTCTGAAACAAACTTCTTGGAGTTAAACTATGAGTGATGTAGAAAAATACTATGCAACTATGCAAAAGTATTTCCCTCAAAGCCGCCCTTGGTCAGCATTAAATCCTATGGAACAGATGCAAATTGTCCAAGCTATTAACGTAACCTTACAGATACTATCACAATGAGTACATTTACATTTGAGTATGATGCAAGCACAACTATCTTTACTGTTGAGGTTGAGTATGAGCCTGCTGAAATAGGTTCTACTGACAACTACGGTTTAAAGAATGAGCCTGACTACCCTGAGCTATATATCATAACAAAAGTTACTTTACCAAACTCTAACGTAGACCTCACACCCTACCTTAGTGCAGACATTCTCTTCGACATAGAAGACCAAGCAAAACTAGGTGAATGCGTATGACTACAGTAAAGAAGCGAATGGGCGCTCCAGCTGAAATCCTCGAAGTAGGTCAAGCTGCTTTAACCCTATGGCGTAAAAAACGTGACCATGCTAAACGTAAAGGCGGTAAAGTCCTTGAGGCATGGAATAAAGCACAAGAAGAAAAGAAACGAACCGTCAACTCACCTACACGAGCCATACGTGACTTCTGTACACAGTGTGTTGGTTCAAGATATGCTGTAAATGACTGTAAAGGATATACATGTCCTCTATACAAATACAGACCTTATCAAAAAGGAACTGAAGATGAAGCTGTATGATCTTAAAAGACGTAGCTATTTTAAACTAAACAACCATGATGAAGGTGAAACATTCTTCTTTAACCATATTGACGGAATGTACTCATTCTGTACTGACAAAGATAATAATGTTGTACACTTCCGTGCATGGGAAGAAGTAACTGAGGTGCCAGCACCGTATGATAGCGTACAAACTGTTTAATAAACGAAAAGATGGTACATATGGACCACTCTTTATTAATCGTAAACAAAGACTCATAACTGATGAATGGTATGCTGCTGAAGAACATCCAACCAAAGGTTATGCTTATAGACCAGGATGGCATTGCTGTCATTCTAAGTCTGCTCCACATCTATCTGAAAAAGGTAGAGTATGGTGTGAAGTTGATATTAACGACTTCACTGAACATGTAAGACCCGCTAGCCAAGGCGGTGTATGGTACACTGCTAACTGGCTACGCATCGTAAAGGAAATGTAATGAAACACTTCCCTCACTCACAGCATGTATACTTAGCTGGAGGTATCGAAGGACTCACTTATGAAGAAGCTACAACATGGCGTAACTACGTAAAGTCTTCTCTTATCCCATGTAATATCGACTGTCTAGACCCTACACGTAGAACCTCTTTCATAGAAAACAAGTCAACGTTTACCCTAACAAACAACTCAGGTAGAATCTTCAAGAGTGATCTACAAGACATCCACTACTCTTCTGTTATACTTGCAGACCTACGTGATAGTACAGCAGGTAAAAAATGGGGTACAGTATGTGAGATCGCTCATGCTCATACAAAGAACAAGATCATCATATGTATTATGGATGCTGATCAATTCGAGCATCCCTTCATTGTTCAGTATGCTACTGAAATCCACCACAAAATTGACTCTGCTATTGAAGCAGTTAAGGAGTACTATATATGATAGGGAATATATTCTACTGGCTCTTTGTAGCCTATATCATCATCGGCATAATAACCGTACTACTACCCTTGTTTGAACGTAAAAGGATCTATATCTAATGCCCTATATCACTGAAGAAGCTCGACAGTCACCCCACATGCTTCAGTATGAACCAGATACAGCAGGTGAACTTAACTTCCTAATCACAACATTCATCAGAGACTACTACAACAGAAGCCCATCTTACCAATCTGTAAATGACGTAGTCGGTGCCTTAGAGGGAGCTAAACTTGAGTTCTATCGTAGAATAGCTGCACCTTATGAAGATATCAAAATCAAAGAAAATGGAGATGTATACTAATGAATATAGATGATGATCGTGTACTATGGCAGTACCAACCCAGAGACATTCGTGACGCACGTTTCTCATCAGACTTCTATGATGAGTGGGCGCGTAAAAAGTTATGGCCTGATACCTTCGGTCGTGCATACAACAAAGAAATAGAGGAAAATATGACTAACGATGTTATTAATCCTAAGCATTATAAAGATATAATCCCAGGATTTCAATATATTCAGCTAATGGAACACCTACTCAAAGGTAAAACAGGTGTTGAAGCTCACTTGCTAGGACAAATCTACAAGTACTCTATGCGACTAGGCAATAAAGATAGTCTTGAACAAGACTCTTCAAAAATTGCATGGTACGCATGTTGCTTAAGAGACTATTACAAGACTGGTTCTATTCCTCAAGAATTAAACTACTAATGTAAATATGAATCGTCCTAAAAAAGAAGAGACATATAAAATAGTTAGGACTCTACGCTCAAGATATAATCGTGTTATTGAGAGCGTAGCATACGAATGCCTTAAATGTAAAGGAATTTTCTTAAAGAAAAAAGATGTAAAGGAACATCCATGTCCTCATGGTTAATAGCTATCATAGGATTAGTCTACCTAGGAATCTGCATAGAGCAAGCCTTTAAAGGTAACACTGCAATGTCTATAACATACTTCGGATATGCCGTTGGAAACATCGGCTTATACAAATTAGCATCATGAAATTTCAAAAAGTAAACCTCTTCGCAACAATGGGTTCTATACAAGAAGCCCTTGATTATGGAGTTCAAGTAGGTATGGGTACAGCCAATCCTGCTGCTGTAACTACTGCTCTTTATGTACTCTTTAACACAATGGTTGAAGAATTCAATAAACAAAATGAACCTAGTTAAAACCGTTAAACGCTGGGTCGCTGGTAGTGATAAATACTTTGATATCTATGAATGTACTGTAGATGAAGTAGAAGCATATACCTCCGACACAGGTAAATCTATGACTAAAGTCAAGATTAATGACGTAGAGTATACAGGGCTGCATAACAAATGGGTCTATGATTATCTCTGCGCTAACGAGGGTACTCCCTCATTCGTAGTAATGTGGCGAGCACCTAAAGGTAAACCTATGGTTGCATACGTCAAAGAGATATGGCAAGATCATATCAATGGCGTATATAACACAGAGGTTCCTCAAGAAACAGAAGCCTATCCTTCTATAGGAGGAGAATCTTTTGTATACATGTGGATAAATAAAGATACTGACAAAAAGTATATCGGTAAACATAAAGGTTTACCTGATGACGGCTACATCTGTTCTTCAGAAACTATGCTTACTGAATATGAAGAAGCCCCATCAAGGTTTGTACGTACTATCCTAGCATATGGTGCTGATCAAGAAATGCATGAGCTAGAAACTATACTACTGCTTCAGCTAAGATCTACTCGCTCACATATGTTCTATAACATGAGCAACAACTTAAGGAAAGACTAATGCCTGCATTATTTCTATCACACAAATACAATATTGATGATGAAGTGTATGTAAAAAATAATGATGGATCAGTAAAAAAAACTAAAATAATTAACATTCAATTTATTATACACGATGAAAAGAATTCATCTGTAAGATACTATGTAGATACACTATACTCCAGTAACTCTACACTAGTAGAATCCCTTATATACTCAACTGCGGAGGAAGCTTTCAATGGTAACAGTGCAACTTAACAGCGAACAAACTGATGCTATAACAGCATCAACTATTCGTAATTTATACTTTGATATCATTAACAATCTAGACTGTGGTATTCTATTGTTTGCTGATAATAGAGAAGAAGACATAATTGCTACACACGCATTTATGAAAAACCTAGCTGAAGTACATAACTACTTTGTAACTGAGGAACACTATATATGACAGTAACTGAAATTGAAGAACACACAGATGGTAGTGCTACAATAATATTTGATATGAATGCAGAAGAACGCTCTACGTTCATAGAAGCAGCTATTGTACGTGCTATTAAGCTGGGTCTTGAACAAGATCAAGACGAACCTACTATGTATGACTATGTAAGACGTCTGATTAAACTTCTTGACACAAAAGAGGAGAGTAATGGTGGACATATGTTTCACCCTACATACATTACATCATGCCGAGTGATGCATGTCAAAGAACTCGATACTATCCTTGACGGTATGAAAGAGTTACTAAGCAAACCAACCGTTCCCGAGACGGTACCTTATGAGGACACATAATGAAAACAGCTGTAACTGTAGTAATATACATGAACGACTCATTCAGGAAAGATGACATAGAAACTATTCTATGGCACTCATTCGATAAAGTCCTACACGAAGACGAATCATACCAGATAGTCTCAGTAGAGGAGCTTGAAGAGTGCAGTTAATTCCCGTAGCAACTCAAGAAGAATGTGCTGAAGTAATTCAAGCTATCAGTAAAGTGTTTAGGTTCTCACTAACAACACCTCACCCTGAGACTGGTGTTACTAACAAAGAACATCTTGAGACAGAGATCGGACAACTTAAGTGTATGCTTGATCTCTTATCTAACCAATGGGAACTGAACAGTACTACTATTAACCGTTCATATGACTTAAAGTTAATGAACTATAACCGTTGGGATAAACAACATGGAGTATTATTATGATAGTAGACACTACTATTGAAGACGAAGTGCTTATAACAATGGTACTTAAGAAACCATTTACTATGGAACAGAGAGCTGAGTTCGATCAGATCTTAGATCACTGTTTTGGTTTTGAAGAAGACTATAATAGAAAGGTAACTAATGAAATCTCAACGTGACTGGGATGAATTTTATTTAAGCATATGCGACTTGGTCTCCAATCAAAGCTATGCTGAAGACCGTAAGGTAGGTGCTATCATTGTTAAAGATGATAACATCATTTCATTCTCTTATAATGGAACACCAAGGAAAACTGACAATGATACTCAAAGTAATATTGTATTACATGCAGAAGCTCAAGCAATTGCTAAAGTGGCACGAACAAACAGCAGTACTATTGATGCTACTCTTTATTGTACCCTTAGTCCTTGCATTGACTGTTCTAAACTTATATATTCAGTAGGTATTAGACGATTAGTCTATAAGTGGCTTTACAAAGACACTACTGGTTTAGATTTTCTACGCAAAAATAACGTAGCAATAAATCAAAATGATAGTCATAGCAACCTTGCTGACTCAGCTTGGCTAGCTAATACAGGACTACTCAAAGATGACTTCTGAATGGGCTTATGTTTTATTACTTGTATTTTTATTTTATAATTTGTATTTACAAAATAAACTTAATGAGTTTAAAGAAGTTATAGAAGACCAAACTGAAACAATGACAATGATGGCTAAAGAACTTAACGCTCTTGGCTCACCTAACGTATCGTTTCATTATGTCTCTAAGCAGTAAGTACAACAATATAAAGATACAAGTATCTTGCGTGCCTAACTATGAAAAAGAAATTAAATTATTATTCTTTAGAATACTAGATGACTACATAAATAGATTTAATGTAGCAATAATAGTTGATAAAGCAAACATACAAATATGTTTTATTGAGTATGATGATCCCCAAGGGGAAACTTGTGGGCTACATATATTTAGTGAAGATAATAAAAAAATCTTAATACAAATAAGAGATCCTCTTTTACATGGTTGGGAAGGAAATCCTTACACAATGGATAAAATGGCTAACATAGTATGCCATGAATTCGTTCATGCCTGCCAAGCATTAACTGGTAGAAATGGTTTTAATATTCCTAAATTAAACTACGATAAAAATGATGAACAAGAAAAATATTTTTTTGACCCCTGTGAAGTGGAAGCAAGAGCACTTGAAGCTCCCTACACAACAATGTATGCTCAAGCATTACTGTTATGAGTAAACTACGTTTATGTGTAGACATTGAAACAAACGGATTTATGCCTACTGTGGACACTATCTGGTGCATGGTAGCTGTAGATGCTGACAACGGAAATGTCTATTCATTTTCTGACTATGATACTGAATTACCCTCTCTACAGGAAGGCTTAGAGTTCATTAGTAAGGCAGACATTATCTTCGGTCATAACATTATTGGATATGACTTAGTAGTGCTGGATCACCTTACTGGATGGTACCCGCCTGACAGTGTAAGGGTAATAGACACTTGGATTATGTCTCAAACAAACCAATACAAACGAGATCACAAACATGGTCTCGAAGGTTGGGGTTCTAAATTAGGCTTTCCTAAATTAACCTTTGAAGACTTTACTAAGTACTCTAAAGAAATGCTTACATACTGTATACGAGACGTTGAACTTAACGTTAAGGTATACAAAGTGCTAACAGCAGAAGCAACAAAAATCATTGGTAAGTTTCCAATGTATGCTATAGGTCTAGAAGTAGAGAATCGCTTTGCAGCTATCGAAGCAGCCATACGTAATAAGGGCTGGAAGTTTGATATGGCAGGCGCACAAACACTTCTAACAAACATTAACAATAAGATGGATCATATCGAGGCGATTCTCGAACCACGTATCGGTATGAGATGTATTAAGGTAGATAAGCCAGATGAGTCTAAAGAACCAGCATGGCGTAAAGATGGATGCTATACAGTAGCAACTGTTAAACACTTTAGTATTGAACAAGAACGTGGTCGTACAGATCGCCCTATTGAGGGACCATATTGCCGTATCGCTTTTGAACAAGGCAAAGTAGGCAGCACAGAGGTCGTCAAAGACTATCTTTATTCTATAGGATGGGTTCCAGATGAATGGAACGTAGAAAGAATAAACGGGAAGTTTGTTAACAAGAGTCCTAAGATTACTGAATCTTCTCTGGAACTCTTAGGTACAGAAGCTATGCTTATCAGCGAGTACTATACTCTCCGAGCAAGAAAAGGTATATTAGAGGGATGGATTGATGCTGTTAAACAATCAAAAGATAACCGTCTTCATGGTAGGATGTGGACTATTGGGACTCCTACCTTTCGTTGTCGTCACGAGCTTGTTGCTAATCTTCCTAGTGTTGATTCAGCATACGGCAAAGAGATGCGCCAACTTCTTATCTGTGAAGATGGAACAAGTATTGTGGGAGCCGACTCATCTGGTAACCAAATGCGTGGTCTATGTCATTACATTAATAACAATGATTTTACTAATGAGGTAATCAATGGAGACGTGCATCAACGCAACGCTAACGCACTCGGTACTAGTAGGAAGCTTGCTAAGCCTTTTCTTTATGCTTTCTTGTTTGGTGGTGGTGCTGGTAAGCTCGGTCTTATACTCTCGGGAAAAAGAGATGCTAAAATAGGACAAGAAGCTATCGGAAAGTTTGAGAACTCAATTCCAGGACTCAAAGAACTTAAAGACAGACTCATAGGACAGTATGAAAGAACATCTGCTGCATTTGGTGCTGATAAAGCTTGGGTTAGAGGTCTTGATGGTCGTATAGTATTCGTAAGTTCAACACATCAAGTGCTTAACTACATACTACAGACTACCGAAGGTATCACATGTAAAGCAGCTGCTGTATACCTACAGGATAAGCTATGGGAAAAAAAGATACCACACTACTTTGCCTTACATTATCACGATGAAGTAGCTGTTGTAGTACCTACTAGCTACGAAGAAGAAGTAAAAGAATTAGCCATTGAAGCCTTCACAGAGGCTCCTAAATGGTTTGGTATTGAGTGTATGAGCGGTGGTGCTCATTCAGGAACTAATTATGCTGAGGTGCATTAATGATTGAACAAGAAGATTGCTTTGACTTAGCGATCATTGATGTAGACAGTATTCTATATCAAATCGCTTATACTACTCCCTCACCAGCCCTCTGTAAGAAACATTTAGACGAAGCTCTAGATAATATTATGGAAAAGACTGGTGCAAGGGATGGGCTAGTGTTTATGAAGGGTAAAGATAACTTTAGATATCAAGTAGACCCTGAGTATAAAGGTACTCGTAAAGATACTATCGAACCTGAAATTAGAGAACGTATTGAAATGCTCTATGAGTATGCCAAAGACTTCTGTATAGCAGCACATGGTGCTGAAGCAGATGATCTATGTGGTGTATATGCTCGTACTGCTCTTGATAATGGAGAAACATACATTATATGTCATATCGATAAAGACTTAAATGGTCTTACTGGTTGGCACTATAACTTTAGAACTCACAAGACATACTATGTCAGTGACTCTGACGCATATAGGTTTTTAATAATGCAAATTCTTACTGGAGACTCAACAGATAACATCCAAGGTCTACGTGGTATAGGTGAAAAGACAGCCTTAAAACTGACTAAAGATACACCTAATACTCGACTATGGAATAGGGTTATAGAGATCTGGAAAGATAAACAACCAGAAACTTGGTATAATAACTTCATTAAATGCGCTAACTGTATTTATATTCGGGAGTTTCAAGATGACCTCAGACCTCTTACATTTGAAGAACTAAAAGAAAGACTCTCATGGACAGAGACTACGGACACTGGTACCCTCTTACAGACAGACCAAACGACGCCTTTGGATTCATCTACGCCATTATCAACCTCCAAACAGGAAGAAGATACATCGGCAGAAAGCAGCTCATAAGTGTATCGAGAAAAAAAATTATCGGAAAGTCTCGGAGAGAAGTCACAAGAAAAGAGTCTGACTGGAAGCAATACTGCTCCTCTAGTAAAGAGTTACTTAATGATATTAGACTCTACGGACTTGACTCATTTACTTTCGTTATCTACAAGTGGTGTATCGGTCCAGGAGATCTTACATACAGCGAGGTTAAAGAGCAATGGGAATGTGAAGTCCTATCAAGAGATGAGACTCCTGATGGAGAACGTCTATGGTACAACGGTAACATAGGTGCAGTTAAATTTTTAAAACCTAAATCTTATGAATAAGAAACCCGAGCCAACTAATGATAAACCATCTTTAAAAGATGAATTCAAAGATCAATTTAAAAAGAAAAAGGAAACACAACAGCAAGCAAAAGAACGTAGACAACTCATTCGTGAGTTAAAAGACAATAGAGATTGGAACTAACATGTCACGTTGGATACATGCACCATGTCCTAAATGCTCGTCATCAGACGCATTTAGCTATAAAGAAGATGACGACTTCGGCTTCTGCTTTAGTTGCCAAAAGTCTTCGCCTGTTAACCCTGACTATAAACCAGTTGAATATTACAAAGAGAATTATTCTATGCACAAATTAGAGGACATTAGTAACTATGACACTAGAGGATTTAAAGAACGTGGTATTACAAAGGCTACAGCAGCTCACTATGGAGTTAAAGTATCGTACGCAGAGGACGGTACTATTAGCGGCCATTTTTATCCTTACACTAAGGATGGAGTGGTCGTGGCATACAAAGAGAGAAAGCTACCTAAAACATTTGTCATCCATGGCGACTTTAAAGGAGTACAGTTCTTCGGTCAAGCAACGGTTACTGGGGGAAAGAGAATCATTATCTGTGAGGGTGAACTCGACGCCCTCGCTGTGGCGCAAGCGCAGTATGACAAGTATAGTAGATACTACCCCTCCGTGGCCATTCCCTCCGCATCAGCCACCTCAATAGTACTTGAACAAAGAGAGTGGTTAAGAAAGTTTGATGAAGTAGTACTAATGTTTGACACCGATGAGGCAGGTCAAAAAGCTACTCAACAAGCAGCTAAGATAATCGGTTACGATAAAGTAAAGGTAGCTAACCTACCTGAAAAAGATCCCTGTGACGTACTAATTAAGCTAGGTAGCACTACACTAATGAGCTGTATCTTTGATGCAAGAGCTTATAGCCCTTCTGACGTTGTTAAGGGTGAAGCTGTATGGGAACAATTTAAACTCAAACAAAACACTGTATCTTTAGCCTATCCTGAATGTCTTAAAACACTTAATGATAAACTCTATGGTATGCGTATGGGTGAGATTGTTCTGTTTACATCAGGTACAGGCTCAGGTAAATCAACAGTTATTAAAGAAATTGTTATGGAGATCCTTGCAAAGACAACTGACATGATTGGTATGGTATCTCTTGAAGAATCTGTTGGCGATACAGCAGAGAAATTTATTAGTATGCAACTTAAAAAGAACCTAAAAGAAGATACTACTACTGAAGAAGAACAATATGCAGCCTTTACAACTATCTTTGGTGATGAACGCTTAGTGCTTTTAGATCATCAAGGTTCTGTTAGTGATGAGTCACTCATAGATAAGCTAGAACACCTAGCCTTGATGGGTTGTAAGTATATCATCTTAGATCACATTACTATTGCTGTGTCTGAAGGTGCTAAAGGCAAGACAGGTAATGAGGCAGTTGACTCCTTTATGTCTGACTTACTTAAGATAACCAAAAAACACAACATCTGGCTTGGTGTTGTATCTCACTTACGCAAAGGTGAGAAGCCCTTCGAGGAAGGTCATATGCCTTCTATCGATGACGTAAAAGGCTCAGGCTCTATTAAACAGATCAGCTTTGATATCATAGCTTTCTGTCGCAACATGGTAGCTGAGTCGGAAAATCTCCGTAACACTATCAAACTTCGAGTACTAAAGTCTCGATTCACTGGTCGTACAGGTGACTGTGGTAGTACATCATATGACACAAACACTGGACGTCTTAAACAAACTTCATTTGTAGACTTCGAATAATGAATCCACTCCAATATCTTTCTGAACGTGTATCCAAGGTAGTAATAAATTCAGACAAGATCTTTAATGAGGGTGCGCGTCTCCTTGCACATCACCCTACATGGGAATATGATCTTGAAAGATTTATTAATGAATCATGGGACACACTACTGCGATACTGCATACGTA